GATCGAAGCCCAGAAGCAGCTCGCCGCCTTGGCCTTGGAGGAAGACAAGCTGCGCACCGCTAAACAGCAACGCGCTGCTCAGCCTCAACCGCAAGCTCAGCCTCAAGCGCAGCAACCGGCGCCCCAACCCCAGAGACAAGCCGCGCGTCCCGACCCTCGTGCCGAAGCATGGGCCGAACGCAATGAATGGTTTGGTGCAGACCAAGCCATGACGGCCACAGCTTTCGTCATCCACAGCCAGCTTGTGGAAGAGGAAGGCTTCGATCCGTCTAGCGAAGATTACTACTCCGAGCTGGACCGCCGTATTCGTGGTGAGTTCCCGCACAAGTTCCGGAAGGAGCAACCTGTGGAACGACCCGCACCTACGGCGGTGGCATCAGCCCGTCCAACCGCACGGTCCGACAGCAACCCTAAACAGGTGAAGTTGACCCGTTCACAAATTGAGATTGCCCGCAAGCTCGGAGTTAGTGTAAAAGACTATGCGCGGCAACTTCAGAAACTCGCTCGTTGAAGAAGGAGCCGAACATGGAACGTACCCCGCGTGCTGAAACCAGCCGTGCCAAGTCTTCCCGCCCCAAAGCGTGGAAGCCCCCGTCCTCACTGGACGCACCTCCTGCACCGGAGGGATATGCCCACCGTTGGATCCGTATGGAAGTCAACGGTCAGGATGACCGGAAGAATCTATCCGCAAGACTTCGCGAAGGCTTTGAGCTAGTTCGCGCCGAGGAGTATCCGGATTGGGAACTCCCCACCGTCCAAGACGGCAAACATGCCGGGATCATTGGAGTTGGTGGGCTTGTGTTGGCCCGTATTCCTCTCGAAATCGCACAACAACGCAACTCGTATTACCGTCGTCAAACAAGCGAACAGCTCGCTGCAGTAGACAACGACCTGATGCGTGAGAGCAATCCCAACATGCCGATCAGCAAACCTGAGCGGCAAAGCAGGGTTACCTTCGGGGGAAATCGTTCCTCCGATTAACGTCACAAGGATCTGAGCAATGGCAAATATCGATGCCGCTTTCGGGCTCCGCCCGTATAAGATGCTCGGCGAAGGCGCTAACACCAACGGTGTTAGCACGTATAAGATCCAGACGACGGGTACCGCGGGCACTTCTAGCGTCATCTATGAAGGCACCCCGGTGATCCCGTTGGCTAACGGTCTTATCGACATCGTCGGCAACGCGAATGGTGGTACGGTCCCTCTTCTGGGCGCGTTCATCGGCTGCAACTACACTGACCTCAACGGCACTCCGACCTACGCCAACAAGTGGCCTGGAACGGCTGCTGTGATGGCCGGCACGGAAGCTGTGGCACTCGTCGCTGCGCACCCTGATCAGCTCTTCCTGATCAACTGCGATGCGGCTGCGGCTGACTCCCTTGTTAATGCCAACGCCAACTTTGTTGGTGCTACCAGCGGCAATGCGACCTCTGGTATGTCGTATGGCGAACTGGGAGTTTCGACGGCGAACACCACGAACACCCTCAACCTGCGCATCATCGGCTTCGAAGATTCTCCTTCGAACGATGACGCAACGGCAGCGGGTCGTCTGGCTATCGTCATGATCAACAACCACTTCTACCGTTACTGCGCTAACGGTACGGGTGCGGGCGTCTGATCGGAGGTTTGACAGATGGCTATTACACGTTCCCAACTTCTCAAAGAACTGGAACCAGGCCTTAATGCCTTGTTCGGTCTTGAGTATGACCGCTACGACAACGAGCATGCTGAGATCTTCGACACGGAGAGCTCGGACCGCGCGTTCGAAGAAGAAGTCATGCTCTCGGGCTTTGGTCAGGCTCCGGTCAAGGGTGAAGGCGCTGCCGTCTCCTACGACACGGCTGGCGAAGCTTGGACGGCTCGCTACACCCATGAGACGATTGCTCTCGCATTCGCCATCACGGAAGAAGCTGTCGAAGACAACCTCTACGACCGTCTCTCGGCCCGTTACACCCGCGCTCTTGCTCGCTCCATGGCGAACACGAAGCAGGTGAAGGCCGCTGCGATCCTCAACAACGCTTTCAACTCGTCCTACAAGGGCGGCGACGGCGTCGAGCTTTGCGGCACTCACCCGACGGTTGGTGGTGGCAACGTCGTCAACGAGCCGGCCACTCCGGCCGACTTGAACGAAACGTCGCTTGAGCAGGCGCTCATCGACATTTCGGCTTTCGTTGACGAACGCGGTCTGAAGATTGCCCTCCGCGGCATGAAGCTGATCGTTCCTCCGGCGCTCCAGTTCACCGCTGAGCGTATCCTCGTGTCTGACCTCCGCGTCGGTACTGCCGACAACGACGTCAACGCGATGAAGAGCATGGGAATGCTCCCGCAGGGCTACGTCATCAACCACTTCCTGACCGATCCGGATGCTTGGTTTGTCAAGACCGACGCTCCGAACGGCATGAAGCACTTCGTCCGTTCGCCGATCAAGACGGCAATGGAAGGCGACTTCGAAACGGGCAACGTGCGCTACAAGGCGCGTGAGCGTTACTCGTTCGGTTGGTCGGACTTCCGTTCCATCTACGGCTCGGAAGGCGCTGCCTAACGAAAACGGGGGCCCGCTTCGGCGGGCCCTTTCTTTTGTCTGCCAGATATGGCACTGTCTTTTACCGGGTTAATCCGGCCCCGTAGACCGTCCCGGCGGACGCTGCACAGACTACTGGGCCTCATCGTGCAGGAGTGAAGCAAATGGCTTCGACTACTTTTTCGGGTCCAGTTACCTCGCAGAATGGTTTTGTTGGCGACGTCACGGGCAACGTGACCGGCAACGTCACGGGCAGCGTGGTTCTCCCGACCTACACCGTTTCTGGTGTCCCCTCCGCTTCGGCTAACGCTCGTCGCCTGATCTACGTTTCGAACGGCGCCGCCGGTTCCCCGGTTGTTGCGTTCTCGAACGGCACGAACTGGCTCCGCTGCGACACGCTTGCTGCTATCTCGGCCTCGTAACCGGCTCCCTCTAGCAGGAGGCCAACATGGCTGACGCAGTAACCTCGCAGATCTTGGTTGACGGCACTCAACGTGCCGTCTTCAAGTTCACCAACATTTCTGATGGCACAGGTGAATCGGGCGTCGTTAAGATCGACGTGTCCGCTTTGAACGGCTTTCAGGGTGAGCCTTGCACGGGCATGTCAATCCAGCGGGTTGACGCCATGACGGCTGGAATGGGTCTCAATCTTCTTTGGGATGCCACCACAGACGTAGTGGCTTTGACCTTTGGTGAAGCTGACTTCATCTCCCTCGACTTCTCGCGCTTTGGTGGCATCACCAACAACGCGGGGACCGGGAAGACGGGAGATCTCCTGTTCACCACTGTCGGAGCCACAAACGGCGACCGGTATACCGTGGTGATCGAGGTCCTTAAATCCTACGGGTGATGAGATGGCTGAGCCGTCCTCAACAACCAAGTGCGGTAAGAACGAGCCCTTCGAGCTACAACTAGCTCGGGGGCAAATCTCTTGGCACAACGAAGTGAACGTGCAGGGCTACAACGCCTTGCACGGTGATCAGTTCCGTGCGGTGTGGGAGAAGTCTAACGACACAGCGTATGTCTTCCCGGCATCGGCTCTTGCGATGACGTTCTCCAGCTCGTCCTCCGAAACCTGCACCATGCGCGTTTTCGGATTGGATGCTGACTATAAGGTGAAGACCGCTACCGTCACCTTTTCTGGTGGAACTACGGGTACGGTCACTTCCGGGACGGCGACATTCTTCCGCATCAACGCGATGCAGATCACGTCCGGAACCACGGTCGGAAACATCACCGCCGCCAACAGCGGTGTGGTGTACGCTCAGATCAACGCTGGAACGGGTCGCAGTCAGGCAAGCATCTACACGGTTCCGGCCGGCCACACCTTCTATCTCACTCGTGCGCAAGCCTTTACGACGAACAACGGCTCGCAGTATTGCACCTATCGGGTATATTCGCAGACCATCTCCGGGGGCGTAACAACCCCGCTTGTTGTTCTTTCTGCCCCGTTTACCCAAGCTTACGCTTCAACGCGTATCATTCCCCGTGCGTATGTCGAAAAGACAGACGTTCAGTGGCAGCTTAGACAGTCGAACCCTGCTCCTGGATCCATCCAGTTGGAAGGCATCCTGATCAAGAACGACGCGGGGGTTGCCTGATGGCCAAAGCATCTGACGTCAAGCGCACTGGCAAAGGCATCAGCTACCGGGGTGTAAGCTATCCCGGTTTCAACAAGCCTCGCGCCTCTACGAACCCTAAGAAGAAAAAGATGGTGCTTGCCAAGAAGGGCGACGAAGTAAAGGTCGTCCACTTCGGCGATGCCAGCATGGGTCACAACTATTCGGCCGAAGCCCGCAAGAGCTACCTCGCCCGTAGCGCTGGCATCAAGGGTAAGGACGATAAATTTTCTGCAAACTATTGGGCCCGCAAGGTCCTTTGGGCGGGTCCCAAAGGTTCCAAAAAGGCCCCTCCTGGCGGGAGTCGATTCAAATGAGTGCGAGCATCGAGTTCATCTGGAACACGATCCTGACGTTGATTGTCGCTCCCGCGGCATGGGCGATGGTTCACTTACATGGGAAACAGGAGCGCCTGACAAGCAACCTGTCGGAAACCCGTGAAGACATCGCCAAGAACTATGTTACAAAAGTCGATCTGCACAATGATCTTAGCCGGATCATGCAGCGATTCGACCGCCTCGAAGAAAAGATTGACCGCATTACAGGAGCACGTTGATGGCCATGGGTCCGCGTAAAATGGGCATGCGCAAGATGATCGGCATGAAACGTGCCGGCGCCAAGATGCCTAAAGCAATGAAAGCCCCGAAAGCTATGGGCCCCGCCCTGCTCGAAGGTCAGGTTCCCCCGATGGCTGGTCCGATGCCGCAGGGCGTTCCCGGCATGAAGAAGGGCGGCGAAGTCAAGAAGGGCTTCTCTACAAAGGGCGGGCGTGGCGGCGTAGCGGAGCGCGGTCTTGGCAAGGCAACCAAGGGTTTTGCTAAGGGCGGCTCCGTTGACAAGAAGACGTGGGGATCCACGGAAGACATCGTAGGCAGAGGCCCTAGCCCGGCTGCGGCAAAAGCCGACTACGCCAAGAAGATGAAGGCCGCTGGCTTGAAGCCCAAAATGG